AGCTCGAGCACGGCTCCTGACCAGGCGCGGACCAGCATCACGGATAGACGGCGTAGGTCGGGGTCGCGTTGACCAGCGTGATCTTGGCCCACTCGCCGGTCACGCTGTCCTGGCGCGCGGCCCACTCGAACGAGGCCTTGTTGCGGCGCTTGTTCTCGATCGCATCGGGCTTGCCGGAGACGTACTGGGCGCCGGGGCACTTGACCCAGAGCTGGTGTTTGTAGGTGCCGGCCGCGTTCTCAGAGTGCGTCCAGTGCATGGTCGCGTTGAACTGCGTACCGGCCTCGAGCGCGTTCCAGTCGGCGGTCTTGAATGAGCGCTTGTCGATCGTGCCGCCCAGCACGGGCAGGTTCTCCTCGTAGACGATCGAGTCGGGGAAGATCGAGGGGTCGCTCATCTGGTACTCGGTCGTGAGCCCATTGTCGATCTTCCACTCGAAGTCCTCGGTCACCGCCGTGCTGCCCAGCCAGGAGAGCGTCATCTGGCCGGCGCGCCATGGCTTGGCAGCCTCATAGGCGGGCGTCAGAGAGGGGTCGGAGATCGTCTTCGCCACCAGGCTGAGGAGCTCGCCCTCGCAGACCCAGGCGCCGCCGTCACGCGAGAAGGTCATCTGGTTGGCGCCCACGCCCTGCAGCTTCCAGAAGGCGCCGCCGTCCGGCGCGCAGGCGATCAGCTGGGCGGTCTGCGGCACGTCGCCCGTCTTCCAGCTGAACACGTGCCGGTAGGCACTGGCCGGGATCGCGTTGCCGTCCGGGTCCTTGACGTCGCTGCCGTCGCCCTCCGTGGTGGTGACGCTCCCGCAGAGCAGGCAGAGGTAGAGCCCCATCACGGCCGGATACATGCGGCTCTTCAGGTTGTGCTTGGGCGCGTACTCGGCCGCCCCGGCGTGGGGCGCCTGGTAGAAGCCGCCGCGCAGCTCGTCGCCGCGCTCGAGCACCGTCATGTCGGGGTCGATCTCGATGCTCGTGCCGGGCAGGTAGAACACCGTCGTGCTCACCTTGTTGGAGCCGTTCTCGGAGTTCGGCGCCTGCTCCAGCGCCGCCTGGATGTAGCCCGCAGCCATCAGTCCTCACCGCCCTTCGCCCGGGCTCCCTTGGACCGGCCCGGTTCCTGTCGCCTTGCCGCGGCCGACTCGGATCCCGGCAGGTCGACGATCTCGAGGCCGTCCGGCAGTCGCGCCGCGGCCTCCTCTTCACTCAGTCCCAGCTCGGACAGCGGCAGACTGACGCCGGAGCGGTGTATCCCTGGGAAGTCCGGGAACTCGCGCGGCTCCGTCGGCGGGCCGCTGCTTCTCACGGCCTTCATCGGGGCGCTCCTTTCATGGGGTCTCGAACGAATCGACGTTGAACAGGCAGACGGCGTCGCGCCAGACGCCGCTCGGGATGGTGCGCTCCAGGTAGCCCGAGCCCAGGAAGGTGGCGCCGAGGTCGGGGTCGGGCAGCAGCACGTCGCAGACGGCCCGTTGGTAGCGCCAGGTCAGCTTGACCCGCTCCTCCAGCGTCGGCGCCTGGAAGAGCACGCTCACGACCACGGCGTTGTCGAGCGCGTACTCGCCGCCCAGTGCCGGGTTGCCGGAGTCGGGCTTGGGCGTCGCGTCCTCGCCGCGCACGATGATGCTCGGGTCGGCCAGCTGCAGGGTCTCGCTCTCGAGCTCGCCCGGGTCGATGCCGAGCAGGTAGGCCGACTCGTGCGGCGCCCTGATCTCGATCATGTCGGATAGGCCGGCGTTGATCGCCGCGGCCGCGCCTGCGAGGCCGTCCCTCAGCGCCTCGATCACGGCCGTAACGACCGGCTCCATGCCCTGCCAGCTCACGGCACGCCTGCCAGCACGGAGTGCGTCGCGACGCCGCCGCCGAGCCGGATCGCCTCGGGCAGGCTCTCGTTGCCGACGCCGGCCTTGCGCGCCTCGGCGATGACCCACTGCTTGGTCAGCTCGAGGTACTCGTGCAGCTGGCGGCGTGAGATGCGCACCACCGGCCGCCGTTCGGCGAAGTGGCGCCCGTAGGGCAGCGCCCGCGAGGCGGCCGACATGCCGAAGCTGCCCTCGTGGCGGCCGACCTCGGCCGAATAGCCGCCGCCGCCGGTCATCGAGCTGCGCAGCTGGCCGGAGTAGACGCCGATCTTGGTGCCGTGCCCGCTGGCATGCTTGCGGCGCGCGTAGTCGGGGTCGACCGAGGCCCAGCGTCCGCCGGTGGCAGCGCCCTCGGTCTCGAACTGCTCGGCCATGTGGCGCTGGAACAGCGGGCTGAAAGTGCGCAGCAGGTCGCGCCAGTCGTCGATCGACGTCGCGAAGCGGCCGATCTCGTAACCGAACTTCTCCAGCGGCGGGTCAGTGCGGAACTCGAAGCGGACGCCGCGTTCGCCGGGCGAGATGGTCGGCATCAGTCAGCCCCCGCGAGCGGGTGGCGCCAGAGCTTGAAGCCGTGCGAGACGCTCGGCGTACCGCTGTCCAGGTGATCGAGCAGGCCCTCGTCGATGGCCACCAGCATGCGCTCGTACTGCGCCTGCAGCTCACTCGCCGCGCCGCCCTCGCCGCCGATGCCCTCCTTCTGCGGGAAGGCGGCGCGCAGCACCGCGGCGGCGGTGCCGATGGCCGCGATCGGCAGCAGCAGGGCGATCGCCTCGGGGTCCTCGACCGGGACCGTGATGCCACGCTGCCGCCGCCGCAACCGGCCGTCGATCTCGGCCTCGACCTGGGCGAGCAGGGCGGCCGCCTGCGAACGCGTCGGTTGCGTCGCCGGCAGGCCGCCCGGCCCGCCCTCGTCGCGCAGGGCGCTGACCGCAGGGATCCGCGGCAGCACGTCGTTTGTCAGGTCGGCGTAGCTCATTGGACGATAGCCGTGACCCCGTACTTGGCCTTCTGCCCGTGCGCACCGGCGTCGACCAGCGTGTGCCGGACGCGCAGCGCACTGCCGAACAGCGCCGGGCGCACGTCACCGGCACTGGCGTCGCTGGTGGCGGCGATCGTCTTGTTACCGGGCGAGGACGGGTCGAGCACCGCGAAGTGCTTGGCCGCGGCGCCGTTGCCGGCGATCTGCGGGAAGTGGACCGCGTTCAACCAGGTCGCACCGTCGGGAGCGAGCACGTCGACGTACACGTCGAGCACGTCGCCGGCGGCGCCGCCCATCGCGACGATGTCGAGCAGGATGCCGATGCGCCGTGCGGCGGCGAGGTCACCGACCGCGGCGTGCAGATGTGGGGCCTCGATGGCTTTCGCGGTCGTGTGCTCGGCCACGTCCGCCAGGGTGAGAACGCTCGGATAGTGCATCACTTCACCGCCTTGGTCCGCCGGGCGCGCGGCTCACGCGGCTTCTGTTCGACCCACTTGACCGCGCCGACCGCCTCCATGTCGGCCAGCTCGCCTTTGACGCCCGGCACGAACTCGCCGCACTTGTAGCGTCGCCCGCCGTCGATGACCTCGCCTCGGGTGACTACGTACGGCATGGCGTCACCTGATCTCGTCGGTGCTGTAGCGCAGGATGTAGGTGTTGGTGGCCGCCAGGGCGGTGTTGAAGTAGGCGCCCTGCACACCGGCGGTGGTCGCCTTGATCGGCCGGGTAGTCTCCTGCACCGCGGCCGCCTTGCCGCTGCTGGTCACGAACACGGCCCCGTCCAGCGCCAGGGCGAGCAAGCGCCGGCTGGTGCCGAGGATCTTGCCGAAGCCGACCGTGAGGTTGGCGGCCCCGTTGATGCGCGTGGCGAGCACGAACTTGGTGATCGAGGCGAACACCTTGGTGCCGGGCACGTCGGTGGTGCCGTTCAGGGTGAACGCCTCGTTGATCGCGTTGCCGAACTGGTCGTATCCGTACACGGTCACCACGCTGGTGGCCGCCGCCGAGGCGACCATCTGCAGGCTGCGCGGGTAGTCGGGCTGGGTGATGCCGCTGGTCACCTCAGCTGAACCGGAGCTCGGCAGCGCGGTCGCGCCCAGGCAACCGGTGGAGGCGGTCGCTTTGGGGTTCTCGAAGACCTCGGTGCAGATGAAGACCGGGAAGTCGGCGCCGGTGTCGGTCGTCTTCAACGTGCCGAGGCCGTTGCGGCACTGCAGCAGGCCGACCTCGACCTTCTGCGCCGGGATGCGGTAGATCTTTCCCATCTCTGTCCTTTCATTGGCCGCCGGGGCCGGGATCGGCCGACCCCGGCGGCATGACCGGGATCAGACTCAGCTGACGACGGTGGAGTACAGGTAGGCGCTGTTGATGCTGATCGCCTTGGCGTCCACCGCGTCGTAGCACTGCACGACGTGCGAACGCGACTCGTTGGACTCGTAGGTGAAGGTGCTGAACGGGTCCGCCACGCCGTCCCAGACGAACTGCTGCATCGGCACGATGGCGCCGTCCACGTCGCGGCCGGCGGCGGGGTCGATGTAGCAGACCGAGGCGAACTTGCCCCAGACGTTGGCGTTGCTGGCCGCGGCGCCCTCGGCGGCGGCGTTGTAGACCGCCGTCCCGACCAGGACGCGCTCGATGCCAAGCGCGGCCGCGGCCTGCGCCTCGGTGGCCGGCGTCCCGGCGACCAGGCCGGCGACGCGCGAGGTGATGTCGGGGTGGTTGCGCAGTGCGGCCCAGACGGCGGCGCCCATGACGACCGTGTTCGGGTCGAGGCCGCAGAGCAGCCGCACCGCCTCACGTGCGTCGGAGACCGCCTTGACCGGGTTGGACGTGTCCACGTCCCAGCGGTTGGCCCCGGCCAGCGCGGCCGTGTTGGTGAACGTGCCGGTCGCGAAGAGCACGTCGGCGACCGCCTTCTCACGCCGCAGCATGAGCTTGTTCACGAGCCCGGCGGTGGCGCGACGCTCGATGCGCAGGCCGGCGTCGGCATTGGCGAGCTTGCCCCAGGGGATGGCCTCCTCCAGGGCGAACTCCTTGCACTTGTAGGTGCCCTCGCTCTCGCTGCGCACGACGCGGGCCACGTTGGCCCCGGCCGAGTACTCCGGCTTGTCGATGCGCAGGTCGGCGGCGTCGAAGATGTAGTAGCTGTCCGACTGCTTGTCGACCGTGATCTCCGGCGCGACCAGCTGGGCGATCATGCGCGCCTGCGCGTTGGTGGCCGTCCCGGCTGCGAACTGCGAGAGGGCGGCGTTGATGTGTCCGTTGACGATTGCCACGATGCCTCCCTCCTATCAGACGGCGAGCCAGCCGATGTTGACGTTGACCTCGACGAAACCCTCGCCGCTGGCGAGCGGCTCGAGGGCCTGGCCGACCAGCTTGTGCTTGTCCGTCGTGTCGACCACGAGATGCCCGTTTGCGTCGGTCGCCAGGTTGGCGAACAGGGTGATGGCGCTGGTGGCGTTGCACCAGGCGCGGCACGGGCCGGCGATGCAGATCGGCACGTGGTCGCCGCTGCCGCAGTCGGCCTCGCCGACGTAGATGCCGTTGGCGGCGTTGACGCCGCTGGCTTCGACCACACTCGTGCCCGAGACGGTCACGGCGTGGCCGGGATGGATCGTTCCACCGGCCACGAACGTCTTGATGACGCTGTTGGCACTGGTTGCCTGGCTCATGTTCTCACCTCACTTCTTGCTCTGCGGCGAACAGGCGGGTCTTGAGCTCGGGATGCTCGGCCAGCACCCGGTCCTGCGCCGTGACGATGTCGATCCCGTCCTTGGCCGACAGCAGGGCTGCCATCTCGGCCAGCACCACGTCGGCGGGCCGCTCCTGGTCGGAGTCGCCCTCGGCGGGCGAGCCCACTGCGCCGAGCTTCAGACCGGGGCCCTGCATGCGAGCCTCGATCGCAGCCAGCGCTCGTGCGTGGTCGACCTCTGCCAGGGCGAGGTAGACCTCGCGCTCGCCGGGCAGGATGTGGACCAGCTGCTGCTCGTCGGGCTTCATCGCCTCGGCGAGCTTGGCCTCGAACTCCCGCGTGCGCTCGGCCTTGTCGCGCTCGTCGAGCTGCCTCTGCAGGTCGTCGCGCTCCTCGGCCAGAGCGAGCACGGCGGCGCTCTGCGCCTCCTCGCTCGCGTCCTCGGCCAGCTGGAGGATGCTCAGGGCTTTCTCGTTCATGCGTCGTTCAACCCCTTTCCTTGCGGCGTGATCCTCGACGGTCGCAGCACCCGCACCTTCGCCTGCCTCGCCCATGGCGATGGCCTGCGAATCGGAGGGGAGTGCGGCGCCGGGAGCGCCGTCGCTGACGGGGACGTAGGTCGTCTCCCGCTTGACCTCGACCGGCTGGCCGAGGGTAATGCCTTGGTCCGTCGCCTCGTACGGGCAGCGCCAGTAGCGGGGCTCACCGCCCGACCAGGTGCTCCAGATGAGCCAGTCGGGGCCGAAGTCCTCGATCAGGGGCTCCTCGCCGCCGGGCTGCGGGAAGGCCGCCGCGACGGCCTCCTGGAGCAGCCGGCGGCGCTCCTCGACCGAGCCCGGCTCGGCCAGCTTGACCGCGCCGGCCTTGGCCAGCGTCTCGCGCAGGTAGGTGCGCACGGCGCGCACGCCGGGCTTGCCCTTGAGCGTGGCCGAGGCCTTGTCGAGCACGGCCTCGAGGTCGGCCAGCAGCGAGGCCATCGGGTCGTCCTCGCCCGAGTCGTCCATGACGAACTCGGCGAGCGACAGCGTGAGCGGGTCGCCGCGCCGCGCAGCCGCGTCCTGCACGCCGGGCATGAGGCGCAGCACCGGCGTGTTGGTCAGGGTGAGCGAGCGCAGCACGTTGTCGACCGTCTCGCCGGAGTCATTCATCACCACGCTGCCGATCTCGACCGAGCCGTACTTGTAACGCTCGTCGCTGAGCAGCTCGGCGCCCAGCGCGGTCCACTTCACGTCGGCCCACAGGGCGAGTCCGTCCTCGCCGCCACCCTCGTAGCCGGCCAGGTAGAGCCGCTTGACCCAGCCTGCCGCCGGGGCGCTGGTGTCGTGCTTGCCGGACGAGTCGACCACCGGCTCGGTGCCGAGCACGCCGGCCTCGAAGTTGGCGATCAGCTCGTCGGCCAGCTGCTCGGTGAGCGGCAGCTCGGGGTACTTGGCGCTGTGCCACTGTCCGATCGGGAAGACCATCATCGGCGAGATGTCGCCGGCCTCGATCCCGTCGGCCAGGCGCAGGCGGTAGAGCTCGACAAGGTTCATGCAGCCTCCTCGACGCCGCGCAGGATGAAGATCGGCAGGCAGCGGCAGTTGGCGCCGCCCTCGCAGTCCGGGTTCGGAGCCAGCGCGTCGACCTCGCCCAAGTCCTCGCTCTGGAAGCCGTCGGCCGCCTCGCAGACAGGGCAGGTGTTGGCGTCCAGGATGGCGCTGACCTGGCCGTAGGCGATGTCTGAGGCGCGCTCGTTGGCCTCGGTCGCCCGGCCCAGCTGCATCATGTCGGAGACGACCGCGCCGAAGCGCAGGGCGGCCCCGTCGGAGTCGCGTGTGACCGCCTCGGTGAAGCCGCCCGGGTCGAGCGGCACGCCGGCGGCGACGCGGGCGGCGGCGTGGGCCGCGGCGGCCAGGGTCGCGCCGGCGATCGAGCGTGCGATCGCGGCCGCCTCGACCTCGATCGCGTCCTCGGGATCGGGCAGCGCGGCCGCCACGGCGCGGCGCAGCTTGCGCGGCGGCTTCTCGGCGGCAGCGATCGTCTGGCG